AGGAAATTGTTAATGGCTTTAACAGGCAAAAAGCGAGCCTTCGCCGATGCCGTTCTGGCCGGGTTCTCGAATAAAGAAGCGGCAATTCGCGCAGGTTACAGCGCGGCTACGGCTGCGCAAGCCGGCGCACGACTTGTTAAAGACAAGGACATTGCCGCCCACCTCGCTGCAAACAAAAAACAGGCACCTGTCGCCGGCAATGCTATCCCGCCGCCACCCGTACCTGTCCCGACTTTCGACATCAGCTCCGCGCTGATGCATTCCGACCCGAAGGCCTTTCTTCTGGCTGCGATGAACGACGGCGCTCTCGATCCGAAGCTGCGGCTTGATGCTGCCAAAGCCCTCATGCCGTTCACGCATACCAAGCTGGGCGAGGGCGGTAAGAAAGACCAGAAGCAGGATGCCGCGCGCAAGGCTGGCGCTGGCAAGTTTGGCTCTTCTGAGCCGCCGAAGCTGGTCGCGAACAGCGGTAAGAGGGTGTGATGCCGGAATGGACAACTGCCTGCCCTGACTGGGCGGATCGGCTACGCTCGGGCCAATCAATCATTCCGCCGCCAATCTTTCCCGAAGAGGCGGAAGCAAATCTTGAGGTAATGCGCGAGCTGCGCATCGTCGACGCGCCTGGCAGTCCGCGCATCGGCGACGCATCCGGGCAGTGGGTCTTTGATCTGGCAGCTTCGGTCTTCGGTGCGTACGACGCGTCGAGCGGTCGGCGGCTGATCAAAGAATGGTTCGTCATGCTGCCGAAGAAGAACTTCAAGTCCGGCTTGGCAGCCTCGATCATGTTGACCTGCCTGATCCGGAACTGGCGCCAGTCGGCTGAGTTCACCATTCTCGCCCCCACCAAGGAAGTGGCTGACAACAGCTACAACCCTGCGCGGGACATGGTGAATTACCTGGACGAGGACGATTACAGCGAGCTGCTCGATCTGATTCACGTGCAAGAGCACGTAAAGAAGCTGACGCATCGCGAGAAAAATTCGACCCTCAGGGTGATCGCGACTGATAGCGCAACGGTCGCCGGCAAGAAGTCGGTCGGCACCCTTGTCGAAGAGTTGTGGCTATTTGGTAAGCAATCAAATGCGAAGGATATGTTTCGCGAGGCGCTCGGCGGCCTAGCATCTCGTCCCGAAGGGTTCGTTATCTGGGTGACCACGCAGAGCGACGAGCCGCCCGCCGGCATCTTCAAAGAAAAACTGCAATACGCCCGCGATGTTCGAGACGGGAAGATTCACGACCCACAGTTTGTGCCGATCATCTACGAGCACCCGCCGGAGATGGTGAAGGCAAAGCAGCACCTGAAGCTCGAAAATCTGCCGATGGTGAACCCGAACTACGGGTATTCCGTTGACAGCGCGTTCCTTGAGCGCGAATTCATGAAGGCCGAGATCGAGGGCGAGGCATCCCTGCGCGGCTTCCTCTCCAAGCACGGCAATGTTGAAATTGGCTTGAATCTGCGTGCCGATCGCTGGGCTGGCGCTGACTTCTGGGAGCGCCAGGCCAAGGTGCCGGGTATCACGCTCCACGAACTGCTCGCGCGCTGCGAGGTAGTCACGGCCGGTATTGACGGCGGTGGTTTGGATGACTTGCTGGGGCTGGCTTTCGTCGGGCGCGAGCGGGACACCGGCAAATGGCTCGCGTGGACACGCGCTTGGGCGCACCCGATCGCGATGGAGCGGCGCAAGAGCGAAGAAAGTAAGTACGACGACTTCCAGGAGCAGGGTGACCTGGTGGTCATCGAGCAGCTGCCCGGCGATGTCGCAGCAGTTGCCGCCGTGGTGAAAGAGGTCAACGAATCGGGCTTGCTCGCTTCTGTTGGACTGGATCCTGAAAAGACCCACAAGGTCATGTTCCAGGCGCTGGTCGATGCCGACATCGATGAGAAAAAGTGCTTCGGCATATCCCAGGGCTGGAAGCTGATCGGTGCGATCAGCGTCACCGAGCGAAAGCTGGCCGAGGGTGTGCTGCTGCACGGCGGTCAGCCGCTCATGAACTGGTGCGTAAGCAACGCCAAGATCGAGCCGCGCGGAAACGCTGCCTTGATCACCAAGCAGGCATCCGGCACCGGCAAGATCGACCCGCTCATGGCGCTTTTCAATGCCATCCAGCTGATGGCGCTGAATCCTGAGCCAGCACAAACCACTTCAATTTACGACGAGGGCGTAACGATATGAGTTTCATCGACTGGGCGACCCTCGTCGCCGGCATTCTCGGCCTGGCATCGATCACGATCGGCGCCGGCATGATCTTTCTGCCGGCGGGCTTCATCGTCGCTGGCGCCGGCCTGCTGTTCTGGTCGTACATCGTCGCCCGCGCTCTGGCGCGCAGCGGCAAGGGGTAACGGATGTTCGCCAAACAGTTTTTCAGTTCGCAGGTCGCTACCGGGAGTGGCGGCTGGCTATCCGGCCTCGGCGGCACCCGGTCTGACGCCGGCCCACTGGTGTCCGTGGAGTCAGCGCTTGCGCTGACCACGGTACAAGCCTGCGTGACCCTCCTGGCCGAGAGTATCGCGCAGTTGCCGCTCGAGCTTTTCCGGCGCATCAAGGACGGCGGGAGGCAGGCGGCAAAGGATCACCCGCTCTACCGCGTCTTGGCGTATGCCCCCAACGAGTGGCAGACGCCTTTTGAGTACCGCGAAAACAGTCAACTGAAGGCGGGAACGCGCGGGAATTCGATCAGCTTGATCGGTCGCGATGGGGATGGCACGGTGACCGGGCTTTATCCGGTGCCGACTGAAACAGTCCAGGTGCTCAAGGGCCCGGACATGCTGCCGTATTACCGCATCGACGGCCAGGAGCCAATCCCGCAGCGCATGGTGCATCACGTCCGCTGGTGGAGCTTGAACAACTATGTCGGCGTGTCGCCGATCATGCTGCACGCGAACGCCATTGGCCATGCCCAGGCAATCCAGCAGTACGCAGGCAAGTCGTTCCTAAACGGTACTGCGCTTTCCGGTGTAATCGAGCGCCCGCGCGAAGCGGCGCCGATCAAAGATCAGGGCGTGATCGACAGGATCACGGACAAGTGGCAACAGATGTACGGCGGCAGCAGCAACGCAAAGCGCGTCGCGATGCTGCAGGAGGGAATGACCTTCAAGGCGCTCTCGATGACCAACGTCGACGCGGAGCTGATCCCGGCGCTGAAGCTGACCTCCCTGGACATCGCGCGTATCTATAAGGTGCCGCCGCACATGATCGGCGAGCTGGACAAGGCTACGTTCTCGAATATCGAGCACCAAGCCATTCAGTTCGTGATCTACACGTTGCTGCCATGGATCAAGCGGCACGAGCAGGCCATGATGCGGGATCTGTTGCTGCCAAGCGAGCGCGACGAGTATTACATCGAATTCAACGTCTCGGGTCTGCTGCGCGGCGATCAGGCTTCGCGCTATGCGGCCTATGCCGTGGCGCGCCAGTGGGGATGGCTTTCGGTGAACGACATCCGCCGCCTGGAAAACCTGCCGCCGATCGCCGGTGGCGACACCTACCTGCAGCCGTTAAACATGGTCGACGCGGCCAAGCCGCTGCCGGACCAGATGCCCAAGGCCAACCCGAAAGCGGTCGCCGAAATCGAAGGAATCCTTGCATGAAAAATCGTTTCCGCCTCGCGAGTCTGATCTTCAATCAGCCGCTGATGGTCACCGAGTCGATGCTCGACCAGGTCGCAGCCTGGGCCAACCAGCAAATGAGCCTGAACATCGTCAACCTGAGCGTCAACGGGGCCCAGCCGCAGATGATGGAAGACGACGACGATCGTTCGTATGAGACCGCTGCCATGCGCGCCGAGTCGGCGCGGCGCCAGCAGATTGCCGATACAGGCGTGGCGATCATCCCAGTGCATGGCGTGCTGGTGAGCCGCAGCATGCAGATGAACCCCTGCGAGACCATGACCAGCTACGAGCAGCTGCGCGGCCAGGTGAGCGCGGCGCTCGCAGATCCTGCTGTTGAGCAGATCGCATTCGACATTGACAGCCCGGGCGGCAGCACCGTCGGCGCCTTCGAACTGGCCGACTTCCTCTTCGAGGCGCGGGGCGTCAAGCCGATGAGCGCTATCACCCACTACAGCGCTTATTCGGCCGGCTATCTGCTGGCCTCGGCGATCGGCAACGTGTCGATGTCTCGCACGTCGGGCGTCGGCTCGGTTGGCGTGATCGCCAAGCACATGGACGTGTCAGCCCGGAATGAGCAGATGGGCGTGAAGGTGACCACCGTGTACGCCGGCGCCCACAAGAACGATCTCAGCCCGCACGAGCCGCTGTCCGATCAGTCGCTCAAATTCCTCAACGACATGGTTCAGGGCTACTACGGTCAGTTCGTGGAATCGGTTGCCCGGTACCGCGGCATCGGGCTTGACGCCGTGCGCGGCACGGAAGCTGGCGTCTTCATGGGGCAGCAGGGCCTGGATATCGGGTTCGCTGACCGCATCGAGACCCCGCAGGCGTCGATCGATCGAATCGCCGCTGAAGCGCGCCAGGCGCGCGTTGCACGCAACACCAAGACTTCCATCGGCGCCCGCGCAAGAGCGATGGCGCTTCAGACCCAAATTTGACCGCGTTCGCGGGACAAGCAACCAGTCACCCTCGAGGTGGCTTTTTTCATTCTAGGAGAGGCAATATGCCAACCATCAACGAACTCCGCAGCGAACGCGCCAAGGTCAACGCCAGCGTCCAAGCTCTGGCCCTGATCGAAGCCGGCGGCGGCGAACTGACCGCTGCCCAGCTGCAGGAATTCACCGACCTGCAGGCCACCTTCGGCACCCTGACCGCGCAGATCAGCCGCATGGAAGCGGCCGAGAGCATCGCCGCTGCTGCTGCGGTGCCTGTCGACCGCGCACTCGGCGCTGC